GACCTACCGCAATATCAACGAGACGCGCGAAGCCTTCATTCTGATGTCGCCCGTCATCCGCAGCATGGGCGCGTCGCTTGAACAGAGCATGGATGTGGTGGATGCGTTTTCCGGCTTGCTTGTGGTCAATTCTGCCAATGCCGAGCGTGGCGCAGCCGCCATGCGGGCGCTGTCGCTTTCCATGCAAAAAGGCAGGATGGACGCGCAGAACTGGATGACGATTGCCAGCACCATGCCCAGTCTGATTGACGAGATTGCAGCACACACGGGCAAGTCGGCTGCGGAAATCCGCAAGTTGGGGGCCGATGGCAAACTGTCCATCCAGATGCTGGTAGATGCGCTGGGCGGGCGCTTCGAGGCCATCATGAAAAAGGTCGCGGACATGCCGACCACGGTGCGCGACGCGCTGGGCAATGTGAGCAACGCCTTTGGCGAGTACATCGGCAAGCACAACGAAGCCAATCAGGTCACGGCAGCGCTGGCGGCGGGCATCGAGGTGCTGGGCAAAAACCTGGACACGATACTGAACGCGGCTCTCGTGGGAGCAGGTGTTGGGTTGACGCGCTATGCGGGTGGCATAGCGGTAGCGTCGGCGAAGACAGTGATCAAGGGCGCTGCCGCAGGTTGAACAGACCCGCGTCACGCTGGCGCAGGCCAACGCGGTAGCGGCTGCTGGCGGGTCGCATACCAAAGCGGCCAGCGCGGCGCTGGCGCATGCCGCCGCTAACCAAAGTTTGGCGGAGGCGCAGTCAGCGGCCAGTAGCGCAGGCAGGGGTTTATTGGCCGTATTGGGCGGGCCGGTTGGCATAGCGATTTCTGCCGGACTGGTCGCCAGCGCGTTTTTTAGCATGGGCGGTTCGGCAAAGGCAGCGGCGGTTGATGTGGATGCACTGACGCTTTCCCTGAACAGCCTGAATACGGAGCAATTGGCGTTTCGACGGCAGCAGGCCGAGGAAAAGCTGGAGGAGCTTCAGGAGAAAGCCGCCGAAGCGGCCCAGTCGCTGCGGTCGGTGGAACGTGATTACGCGGCATTGGAGAAGATGTTTCGAGCTGGGCGCGGCGTTGATGCCGAAGGGCTGAAAAACGTCGAAAAAACGCTGATTGAACTGCGAGCGGGCGTTGCCGACGCCAACCAAGAGGTGGAAAAAGCCATAGGCGTGATAGCCAAGCTGGACGAGGCCGCCAAGGTTGCGGCGGGCGGCATCGCCAAACTCAATGAAGCACAGGCACAGACGAGCGAGGCCGCCAAGAGCTACCTGGAACGCCTGGCCGACCGCGCCCTGCTGGCGGGGTTAAAGACGCAGCGCGAACAACTGGACGCGCTCATCAAGGCGGGCAAGCTGGTGTTTTCCGAGCCTGACCTTAAACGGGTGCGCGATTATGCCGACGCGATAGACCGGGCCAATGCTGCCATTAAGGCAACGGATGACCCAACGCCAGAAAAAGACCCGGGCGCGGACTACGTTCAGAACCTGAAAGAGCGGATTGCGCTACTGGGAAAAAGCACCGAATACGAACAATTGCTCGCCCGCATCCGGGCAGGCGCACTGGATTTGGGCGCGCACGAGGCGGTGGCGTTGCAGAAAGCCAAAGAAATTGATCTGGCACAGCAGCAGATCGAAACCGAGCGTGTGCTCAAAGACTTGCGTGATCAACAGGCCACCACGCAGATGCAGTTCATGCGCGAACTTGAATCGTTTGGCGAGGGCGAAAACGTGCGGGCGCTCAATGCCGATCTGGCCAAGACCGAAGATCACTACCGCCGCCTGATAGAGGCGCGGCGCAATTCGGCGCACGGCTTGTCAGACACCGAACTGGCGCAAATTCAGGCTTCATTGCAGGAAGAGTTGGAGATGGTGCGCCAGTTTCATGACGACAAGCTGGCCATCCAGCAGGATTGGAAGCTGGGTGCGGAGAAGGCCCTGAGAGACTACGCCGATGAGGCGCAGAATCTGTATGCGCAGGTCGGCGACGCGGTCAGCCGCGCCTTTAAAGGCATGGAGGATGCACTGGCGACATTCGTTTCCACCGGCAAAATGGACTTCAGAAGCCTGGCCGATTCCATTATCCAGGACATGATCCGCATCGCCATCCAGCAATCAGTGACCGGGCCGTTGGCGCGCGCGTTTGGCGGGTGGATGGCGGGTTTGGGCGGCGCGGGCGGTTCGGTGACAGTCGGTGCAGCGACTTCGGTCGGAACGGGGGCAAGCGCGGCGTTTTCCACTGGCGGCTACACCGGCAACGGCGGACGCTACGAGCCAGCAGGCATCGTCCACAAGGGCGAAGGCGTACTCAACCAGGATGAAATCCGCGCCATTGGCGGCGAGGCAGGGTTTAACGCGCTGCGCCGGGCGATACGCGGGCCGGGCCACGCGATGGGCGGCATGGCCGGGCGACCCATGGCCGGACTTGGCCAGTCCGGCGAAAAAGCACCCAAAGTCACCATCCATATCCACAACGAAGGCGGGGAGGCGAAGGATTTCAGCGAGGCCACGCCGGGTCTGGAAGCGTTCGGCAAGGTGATGCAGCAGATCGCCCGCGCTGAGTACCAAAAATTGCAGGTCAGGGATTATCAGGCGGGCGGTCTGCATTGGCGCGCCCGGCAAGGGATGGTGGCATGAGTTATCTTGAATTTACGTGGCCCCTGGAAACCGACCCGACGGGCGAAGAGCGACTTCGGGTACTGACCGCACAGTTCGGCGATGGCTATAAGCAGACGGCGGGCGACGGTATCAACAACCTGGTGCAGTCCTGGCCATTGCAGTTCACGGGTAGCGCTGCCTATATCACGGAAATTCGTGATTTCTTGCGATCACATGGCGGAGCGAAGCCGTTTTTATGGACGCCGCCTTTGGGCGTGCAGGGGCTGTACGACGCGGTCGATGTCAAAGTGCAGGCCAGAGGCAAGGACTGGTATGTGCTGTCCACCACGTTTTCACAGAGGTTTGCACCATGATTCTTGAAGACGTACAAAAGCTCGTCGCGGGCAATCTGGTGACGCTCTACGAACTGGACTGCCAGCCGCTGGGGGGTGGCATTGAGCGCTACCACAACCACAACGACGGCGTGATTGTGTGGCAGGGCCAGGCGTATCACCCGTGGGCCATCGAGGCGCGCGATTTTGAGCGCACCGGAGACGGCCAGCAGCCTAACCCGACGCTCACCGTCGGCAACATCGGCCAGGATGCCGACGGCAATCCGATACCCGGCGTGGTATCGGCGCTGTGCCTGGCGCTGGACGATTTGCGCGGGGCAAAGCTTACGCGCAAACGCACCTTTACCCGGTATCTGGATGCGGTCAATTTTGCCGAGGGCAACCCCGGCGCAGACCCGAGCGAACACCTGCCCGATGAGCGTTGGATAATCAGCCAGAAGCAATCCGAGACGCCGGAGGCAGTGACGTTCGTATTGACCTCGCCGTTGCAGTTTGACGGCATGCAGGTACCGGGGCGGCAGATCATTGCCAACGTCTGCGGCTGGCTGGTGATGGCAAGGCCAGAGGGTGGCTATCGGGGCGCGTGCTGTGGGTATACCGGCGCGGCGATGTATGACCGCGACGGCAACTCCGTAACCGACCCGAGTCTGGATGCGTGCGGCGGGCGGGTGCCGGACTGCAAGCTGCGCCACGGGAAATGGCAGCCGTTGCCTTATGGCGGATTTGTGAGCGCGGATCGGCTCCGTTAAACATCCAGCAGTTCAGGCGCAATGCCAAGTGCCAGTGCAATTTTCTCCCGTGTGGCCTTGCGGGGTCTGGCGGCGGTTTCCTGTTGGGCATAGGCTGATTGGCTGATGCCGATGCGTTCAGCCACCACCGACTGACTTAGGCCCAGGTGCTTGCGCCAGGCGGCGATTGCGCTCAAGCCTTCTTTGACCATGTAGCCGACAACAGCATTGGGAACATAGTCTTCATCCCGTTCCTCACTGTACGCATCCTCTTGCCTGTGCAGGCTCTTGACGTAATCGCCCCAAGGGACGATGGCAAAAGCGGGCAAACCGCTGGGTTGACGGATGATTTGGACGTTAGTAGGTATGTTCATCGCGTTTTTTCACCTCCTGAATGCTAACGATTTTGATGGTACCGTCCCAATCAAACAGTACACGGTAATTACCTGTACGTAGTCGGTATCCATAGGCATGATTGTTCAGCGCCTTGACGTTGTGGACATCCGGCATATACGCCAATGCCTGTACGGCATCGTAGATGGCGACTTGGGCCTTGGCATGGACTTTGCCTAGCTGTTTAACCGCTTTGCGCGTCCACTGGATGCTATTGGGTGGGGCTGTTTGAGTATTCACAGGCTTAATTATAAGTATTAATTTCTTATATTACAAGTATTTTTGTCATGAAACTTTCCGCTTCCATCAAGCACGCAATCGAGCGTCATGCCTTGGTTGATTATCCGCGCGAAGCTTGCGGCCTGATTGTGGCTACAGGCAACCGGCAGAAGTACGTGCCGTGCCGCAACGCAGCCGATGACGGACGCGATTTCAGGCTGCCCGCTGAAGACTACGCGGCGGCTGAAGAATTGGGCCAGGTGCTGGCCGTGGTGCATTCGCACATTGACCGCGATGCGCAACCCTCCGAGACAGACAGAGTTTCGTGTGAGGCGACCGGGCTACCGTGGCATATTGTGGTCGTGGGGCAAGATGCCGGAGAGGACGCGGCCACGGTGCGCGACTGGCATACCTTCGCGCCGTGCGGGTACGTGGCCCCTCTAGTCGGTCGCAGCTTTCACCACGGCACGCTGGATTGTTACGGCTTGGTGCGCGACTTCTACGCGCGCGAATTGGAAATTGAACTGCCTGACTTTGAACGGCCCGATGATTGGTGGGCGCAACCGGACGCGCCGGAGTTGTACCTGGACAATTTCGGGAGCGCCGGGTTCATCCAGGTCAATAGCGAACCGCGCTACGGCGACGTGTTGCTGATGCAATACCGCAGCGAGCGCACCAACCACGCCGGTATCTATCTGGGTGACTCGGGCCTGAAAACCCAGCCGGGCCTGCACCCCGTACCCCACGCCATGCTGCACCACGCCATGCCGAGGCTATCCGAGCGCGTGATGTACGCGGGCTATTGGCGCGACATTACCCGCATAACCGTGCGGCACAGGAGATTGATCGATCCCTGAAAAAACGACACCGAAAAAAGCAAAAGCCCCGCTGGCTTGCAACCGGCGGGGCTTTTTTCTATTCATCCCTTGCGCCACAAGGAACGAAAAATGCAGCAATCCAATTATAGCGCCATAGGAAAAATCATGGAATTGCTGAACGAATCCGGGCCACTGCGTAAGCTGTTCTGGGCGTGCATTGGCGTAGCCGCCCTGTTTGGTGTGGCTGCGGTATTGCAAGGCATCGGTGCCATCCGCTGGTGGTAGCGCCGCATGCCCAAGCACCTGCCTACGCAGCCGCCTGCACCACATTTGGCGTTCGGCTCCGGCGGCGCTGCTGTGCGGCTCTGGCATCAAACCCTTCGCAGGCCAGTCCGACCAGCAGCGGAATAGGCTTGGAGCCGGTATGGTAATAAATGATGGTTCGGCGCGTCACCCCCAAAGCGCGGGCGGCATCGGCGGCAGACAGGCGGTTGCGCTGCATCCAGGCGTTGAATTGCGCCACCGGCCATGCCTGACCCGCCTGTTCACGCGCCAGTCGGTGCAAAGCCGTGACCGGAATGCCAATATCGCCCGGCCATTCGATGCCGTGACCCCATTCCTCGACACTCACCTGGCCGAAGACTTCAGGCCGAGCCAGCGCCTCGTAACCCGGCGTGTCCAGATACGCGGAAATGTCAATGTCTGCCGTTTTGGCGTTGGAAAACGTCACTTGTACGCGCGTATCGTGCAAGGGCCGCACAGAAGTCACTTTGAGCATGATGATGTCTCACAAATCAGGGTTATGGGCCGTCCACTGCTCAAACGCTTGCGCTTGATTCCCACGCAGCCATTCGCGCACGTCCTGCAAAGCGCTGGCGGGCAATTTACCGGCAAGGATGTCGCCCGATTCAATCGCCACGACGGCCCGAAAGTCCGCACCGGTGACATGCACGTGCGCGATGCCGTGTTCGCGTCCGTAGACGGAAATTTTCCAGTTTTGGCCGCGTTGCAATGTCGTCATGCCTGAAGAGTAGTGAATATTATTCACCATGTCAATGTGAGTGGAAAAATGAGCAAAAAAGACGCTGGAAAAGTTGGCAACAAACTCGCCAACGCTGCCATCATGGTTGCTGCCGGAATGTTTATCTGGCTGGCACTGCACGCGCTGGCCGCCATCCGCTGGTGGCAAGCATGAATCCCATTGAATCGGAAAAGCTGCGCACCATCCGCCTGTACGGTCGCTTGAGCGCAACCTTCGGGCGCGTGCACCGTTTCGTCTGAACCGACACGGCAAGCGCGGTGCGGGCGCTGTGCGCGATGGTGCCGGGCTTTGAGGCGCATCTCATGCAAAGCAAAGACCGCGGACTGGGCTACGCCGTCTTTGTTGGCAAACAGAATATCGGCCCGGACATGCTGGCCGCGCCGGTGGGCGATGATGACATCCGCATCGCGCCGGTGGTGCTGGGGTCGGGGCGCGGCGGGTTGTTTCAAATCGTGCTGGGCGTGGTGATGGTGGCTGCGGCCTTCTATACCGGTGGTGCGTCCATGGCCGCGTGGGGGATGGGATCGCAAATGGCCTTCGGCATGGGCGTCTCAATGGTGCTGGGGGGAGTGTCGCAACTGCTGGTCAAACAGCCGGGCGGGTTGGCGGGTGTGGATTCGCCCGATAACGGCGCGTCCTACAACTTCAACGGCCCGATCAATGTCACGGCCCAAGGTAATCCTGTACCCGTGTTGTATGGGGAAATGACCGTCGGTTCCGTCACGGTATCCGGCGATATCTATTCCGAGGATCAACAATGACCGTAGTATCAAAGGCTCGCCGGGGCGGTCGGCTTATCATCGGCTCCGGTGGCAAGAAAAAGAGCAAGACACGCACGCCGGTCGAATCGCCCGACAGCCTGCATAACACCGCATACGCGGCGCTCCTGGACGTGATCGGCAACGGCGAGATGGCCGGGCCGGTGCACCCCGACGAACCCTTGCGCGACGTCTATCTGGACGGCACGCCGATTCAGAACGACGACGGCAGCCTGAATTTTTCCCGCGTGCAGATGGACTATCGCGTTGGCACGGTAGACCAGGAGCACATCGCCGGGTTTCCGGCGTCCGCCAACGTGGTGCAGGTGGGGCTGGAAGTCAAATATGACCAGCCGGTGACGCAGTTATTGAGCAACCCCAACCTGTCCGCCGTGCGGGTGAGCGTCTATGTGCCGCGCTTGATGCGCATGGTGGAATCGGGCAAGACGGCGGGCGACCGGCTGGGCTATCGGGTGGACTATGCGATAGACCTGGCCACCGGCAATGGTACGTTCGTCGAAATCTTGCAAGCGCGCTTTGACGGCAAGACGACCAGCGGTTATACGCGCACGCATCGGATCGAATTGCCCTCTGGCGCAAATGGCTGGACGTTTCGGGTACGTCGCCTGACCGCGCATGCCGCCACCAGCGCGATTGAAGACGCTATCTACGTGCAGTCCTACGCGGAAGTCATCGACGGCAAGTTCCGCTACCCGATGACGGCGCTGGTGGGCCTGAAAATCGACGCCGAGCAGTTTCAATCAATACCGACGCGGGCGTACCGCTGGCGCGGCCAGATTATTCGCGTCCCCGGTAACTACAACCCGGTGACGCGCACCTACACGGGCGTGTGGGACGGCACGTTCAAGCGCGCATGGAGCAATAACCCGGCGTGGGTGTATTACGACATGCTGACCAACCGGCTCTATGGGCTGGGCGAGCGCATCGATGCGTCCATGGTAGACCGCTATGCGCTGTACCAGATCGGCGCGTATTGCGACCAGAGTGTGTCTGACGGTCTGGGTGGCGAAGAGCCGCGCTTTGTCTGCAACGCCTACCTGCAAAGCCAGGCCGACGCGCTGCGGGTACTAAACGACCTGTCCAGCGTCTTTCGCGGCATGGCGTACTGGGCCAATGGCCAGGTCGTGGCGGTGATGGATGCGCCGTCCGACCCGGTCTACACCTACGCCAACGCCAATGTGGTGAATGGCCGCTTTGAGTACACCGGCGCGGATTTGGCGACGCTCAAAACCGTGGCGCTGGTGTCGTGGAACGACCCGGGCGACTTTTACCGCGCCAAGGTCGAGGTGGTCGAAGACGCCGAGGGCATCAAGCGCTACGGCATCCGCAAGACCGAAATGGTGGCGTTTGGCTGCACCTCGCGCGGGCAGGCGCAGCGCGTCGGCCTGTATCACCTGTACACCTCGCGCATGGAAACCGGGGGCGTGTCGTTTACGGTCGGGCTGGACGGCGTGATACCGCAGCCGGGCAGCCTCGTCAAAATCGCCGACAGGAACCGCGCCGGGCGGCACATCGGCGGGCGCATTGCGGCGGCGGCGGCAAACACCGTGACGCTGGACAGGGAACATCCGATAAAGGCGGGCGACACGCTGACG